CTTATTGGTTGTTTGATCAACATGTTGATAAGCAAGATTTGCATTTTTTTCACGTAACAAATCATGCCTTAATGATAACGGAGTGTGAATAAAAGCAGCATTTCCTTCACCAATTATATAATACAAAGTAATATTTGTATTACTTGTTGTCTTTCCATATATACGAATACCAATTTTATCAGTTGTTGCTACATCATAGGTCGTTCCTTCATATGGAATAGTCACTTTTACATAACTCAAACTTTCTAATTCTTCACTATATTTGGAAAATAAGGTTGTTTCTACATCTGCTATAGTTCTTTTGAATACCTCAAATTTTAATTGAGTAATTCCATTCAGACCAGATAATTTAGTGTATAAATCAATAAACCAAGTCCCAGCATTTATTGATGTTACTCCAATCCCTAGGTCAAATAAATAAGTTCCAATTAATACTTCGTTATTATTTAATACACCAGATACTTCTGTTTCAGCTACGTCATTTATATAATTTAATGATTTGTAAGCTGGAACTGTAATAGAAGCTGTATTAGACAAATATACATTTTGTCCACTTATAGCTCCTGCTCCAGCATCAGCCAATAAATGCATTATATTACCATCATATTGATATAGTAAATGTCCACCATTATATGTATCCGTAACAAATTGTAATTCAGTTAAATTTACAACATCCCATGAAACAGCATCATGAGCCGTATAAATTTTGAAAGTATCTTTTGTTACATAGATATCTCCAGGATTCACCGTACTTACATCTGGTAAGTCAGATTCCATCCCTACTCCCAAATTAGCAATAACATTTGATATACTTGTAGAAGTTAATGCAAGGGGAACACTTGTTCCATCTTCAAGAATAATAACCGGATTACCATTTATATCAAAAGCATACCCACGTCTGGTTGTGCCTGGTGGTAAAAATGTGGATGATTTATTTATGTTAACTTGTCCCATATTTAGATTATATTTATTTGACCATCATTATTTATTACACCATCAACGTTTAACGATGTTGTATTATAATCATAATTAGCTGGAATTACCAATACATCATTTTCTTCAATCAGTATCTTAACTCCACCAATCACAGAATTATTTAATTTAATACCCACCCCAGCTTCACTACCTCCACCATATTTTACCATAACTCCATCAACCAATTGATAAAAGTAATCCTTATCACTTGGATAATAGAAAGCTCTGTTAAACCAAAGAGGGCTTTCATCAGTTAAGGCTAATATTTGAGTCTCTGTTCCGTATATATATTTTACAGGCTCTGCCATTCTACAACTTGTGTATTATTAATAATATTATTTGTTGTTATAACATTCTTTTGAATATTGTATATTTCTTGTTGAGTAGAAAAATTCATATTTTTTAACCTACTCAATAAACCTTTTGGAAGTACATCTCCCACTTTAATTGTATATTGATTTGGTTTGGTAATTCCTTGTACTAATTCATTAATTTCATATAAATTATCAATCATGAACGTAGTACTAACCACTCTGATTAAATCGCCTATGTTTAACACCATACCACTAGCCTCAATCACATCCGGGTCAATTTCACCCTGAAATACTTCCATATTAATTGAATGTTCATTTAAATAAGCCTGAGTAACATCCCTCAACCTTGTTTGCGCATCGGTGATATAAATAGAAGGCATAATTACATCAATTAAATCATAAGTATCATTTACTGCTGCTTTAATTATTGAATTTGGGTAAACTCCAGAACTATCGGTATAGAAATCCATTGTAATCTTTTTGGAATCTAAATCAAAAGCTATATCAAAAGTCATCCCCATTAATGCTCCGCTAAGAAATTTAATCTTTGGTTTACTTCCAGATAATTTTTGAAGTTCTATATCAAAATCAATAGTATTGTCATAGATTATTTGCACATTTGAATCTATTGCTGTTACAACCCCGTCCCTCTCAGGCTTTATATCAAACTCTTGAATTGCTTCTATATTTCCATATAAATTAGTATTCTTTTCAAGCTTACTCAACCCATCAACACCAACAAAAGACAATCTATTTTCAGACAATAATTCACTGTCAAATCCTGATGTCCTTGGTGGCAAATTTAAGGTTGACCCATACCCATAAACTACAGTAATTATGTGTTCTGACTCAACCCTCATACGGGTCAATTTAGTAAATCCAGTTAACCTACCTACTTGAAATGTATAAGTAGAATCAACATTCTTTTCATCAAAATTTAAAGTCATTCCATCCAAATACCATGCAAAGGATAAAGCAGTACTAATTTCATTTATAGCATCAAATGCATTCCAATTATTAAATTCAATAGTTACATATGCTGTATCTTTAGCTTTCCCAACTATATATGAGCCGCCATTTCTGTTTAAATTAGAAACTATAAACTCCAAAAAAGTTTGAGCATTTCCTGTTAAAGAAAACTTATAATCAATATACACTCCACCGCCGCTTTTTGGAGTATTCAAGAGTACTTTAGTTTTTCTAAAATTATGAATTGACCCTTCAAAAATACATTCGTAATAATAATCATTTGGTCTTTCTTGCACTCTTGGAGTGTCGTTAATAACATATAATTCTTTAGTCTTGGCAAAAGAAATATAATCACCCACCCGGATGTCCACGTTTTCTGTTAGACTAAAGTTAAGCCTTATGATATCCTCAGTTTGTTTCTTTTGTGAAAGCTCTGAATTATCATCTGGTTTAACCCCAACAACTAATATGTTATTTCTAAAAATTTGATAAATCATTATACGTCTTGTAAAATAGCATTTACATGAATTGAAATTTTAGTTGTAAATGTACCGGAAAAATAATTTCTAACAAATAATGTTTTTCCATCAGCAGATAACACCAAAGCTAACATTTGCGGTGGATTAATAGGGCATAATACTTCTGCTCCTGTATAAATTATTGTAGATGTGCCATATCCTCTTGGCACTCCCGCTACACAAGCATAAGTACAATAAATTAAATCAAATCTTTTACTGGTTGATAAAATTGGACTAAGTACCACTGACCCACTAAGTGGTATAATCCCGCTATAACAAGCCTCAAATGCAATAGCATCTTCAGGCATTCCATTTTGATAAACTATTCTTGCTGGTCCATTAAATCTAAACCAATCCACTTTCCATTGAGTTTGCATAAGACCTTGTTGGTCTGCCAACAGAACAGTGCCTGTTGATTTAGCCGTTACTTCATCATTGGTTGAAACCCTATTAACCCCATTTCTATCAGTAGTCATAACACTATTATAGAAAGATTTGGGAGTCATTGCCTGATAATTATTTGTAGGATTGGTAATGATAGCCTCAGTTAATAATGATTTTAATAATACCCTTTTTGCATCTGTGAAGGATGTTGCATCCACAGCTAAATACAGGGTATCAAGTAATGCTTGTAAATCGGCACTGGTTACCGTGCCTGATAATAATCCTAATCTTTCGTCAGCCATATTTTTAATTTTTTAAAATTCGTTCAGTACTATTCTTTAACAAACAATCAGTTGAATTAATTAGTATTCTTGCGTTTCTAACAGATATATATGATATCTTTGTTTCAGTATCATGCCCTTTTGCTGAATTAAATATTTGCAAAATTACTGTATATATTCCAGGTTCAGTATATGTATGAGATGGACTTTGCTCAGAACTAGTTGTCCCATCACCAAAATTCCATGACCATATTTCTACACTACCTGTGGATAAATCAGAAAATTGGACACTTAATGGTCTTGCCCCTTCTATGACATCCACTGTAAATTCAGCAATTAATGGAAGTACTACAGCTGCATTTTTATCTAAATCTATAATAATATCAACTAGACCATTAGCAACGTATCCTGTTTTTACATAATTCCCTGAATTACTGACTATCGCTCTATTTCCATCACCCCAAAATATATTAGCCGTTTGCCCTTTCACATAATTAATTGTTGTAGCTAATCCAGCAATAATATTATAGTATTTAATACAATTGGGATTAATGTCTTTTAAGCCCAATTTGAATGAATATAGGCTGTTTTGTTCCCGTATATGTACCTCTGGTACTATAGTGTTAGAACGCTCACATAAGAAACATTGTCTGATAGATTTAGCAGTATCCCTCAAAGATATAACAAATAATCCTTTGGAAAACATGTACTCAATTAATGTATTTACAAGTTCATATGCCAAAGACTCGTTTGATGCTTTACAATAACATGATAGAACAAATTCTTTTGGTTCAAATCGAATATTAGTCAGATTTTTATCTACACCTGATTTGTCTTCCCAAACTCTTTCGTTTTCCCTTTCAGCTGGGAATGCAAATATATTGGTATAGTCAAGAACCGTAATACCATATACAGAATACAAATCTTTATTATCAATAAGTACATTCATAATTATAATCCTTCAAGTTTTTCAACTGTTTTTCGGGTATTCATTGCTATTTCTGGCAGATAATTGGTATTAAGCATTATCTGTTTTTGATACTCTAAATTACGCATAGACATATCCACTAAATCTATGTTTAAATTATTAATACTATTGAGAGATAACATCATTGCCCCCATTCGACCAACAAGTTCACCAGCACTTTCTTCTGTAATTGCTTGGGAAACCTGACCTGCCACTGAAACAGTTTCTACTGCCGCTGCGCTTTCTACCACGGCTGCTGCTTGTTCCACCACTGGGGTATTAAAAGCATTTTCAAAACCAGCACTTGCTGCTAATTTATCTGCTTGAGCATAGGCATCTAATATCTGAGGTTGTAAATCCCCTAATGTTTGGTAGAACCCGCCAAGAGCTGTTAATATATCTGTTTGTAATTTATCAGCCGTGATTTGTCCTTTAGCATATTGTTCTCCCAGTGTCTTTGTTGTTTCATTTAATGAGTTTAAATAAGGCTGCAAGAAAGCGAATTCAATAGCATCTCTTGTAAAATTTTCAATCATAGTAGAGAATGACTCTTGTAATGAAGTCATTGCATCATCACCATTTACATACATATCTTGAAAAGCTTTAGTGATATCATCCCCCATCGTTCCAAATATGGAAGAAATGTAATCACCAAATTGAGCGAATGCTTCCTGTGTTTTATCCGTTAATTCAATTAAATTTTCTAATCGTGTTTTATCAACTTCTTCAAGTGATTCCGTATCCACAATTAATTGGAGTATTTCAGTATCTAAATCACCATTAGCTTTGATTAATTCTGGATATTTTTCTAAAAGAGATGCGTATTCATCCTCAGCTCCAAAAAAGTTAGCTATACCACTTCTATCTTTTGTTTTTACAGTAATGGAACCTAATGCTTGAGATAAAGATGTACTCAGACTTTGTGCGTCATTTTTTATTTTAGCAATTTGCTCGCTTTCTGAACTAAATTTTATTTCTTCATACTCACCAGATGTTTTATTGATTTCAGCTAATAATTCCTGCTGATATCCTAAAGCCAAATTGTATGTTTCTAAGCCACTTAAAACTTGTCCCCACTTATCTGTACTAAAGAACTCATTTCCCTCTTTATATAGCATGTTTTGTTCTATTAATGCTAAGTTAATAGATTGAACAAACTCTAATTGTTTTATATAGTTTTCTTCTCTTTGTTTTTCTGCATTTTTTAAAGCATTGGAAATAGCTGAAATAATCTTAATAGTTGCGCTTATAATAGCTAACACGGCTGATGCTTTTTCTAAAGAACCTGCTCCGGCACTTATAGCTGTATCTAATGCTTTAAAAGAACTAACAAGATTGATAACCCCTCCAGCGGTTTGACTAATAGAAGTTAAAATACTTTTTGTTTTTTCATCTAAACCATCAAAAGAACTTACTAAATCACCAACTAAATCATTTACACCATTAATTATTTCCAATGAATCTTTCCAAGAAAGATTATTTTTAGATGAATTTAATACTAATTTATCAAATGCTTGATTTAACTCAGTTATTTGTGCTTTATAAATAACAACTTGTTTGGGGTCAAGTCCCTGGTTATCCAATAATTTTGATACTCTATTTAATTCTTCACTTATTGCAGCTGTACCAGCAGTACTTAATGCTGGAAGTTTTTCAGTAATCCATTTCTGAAATACATCACTACCTTTAAGTACAGAATCATCTAATTTAGATAATTCAGCCCGCATTGCTTCATCCGCCTGGTCAGCTTGGTTATTATATCCCTTTTGACGCAATGATAATATTTTTGCACCATATTCTTGTTCAATTAACGCTCGTTGGTCTGAATAGGTAGCAAATGTTTTTAAGAGTTCATCTAATTCCTTTTTGTTATTAGTTAATGTTTCTTCTTGTTGCTTATATAGTTGAATAGCTTGTTCCCGTGTAGCTGTTGCAATTTCTTCTGTTATATTTGCCCGTTTTTTTGAATCTTTTTCTTTTGCTAAAAGACCATTTAAAAATTCAAGATAGGTGGAACCTTGCCCCATCAAATCTTTATATTCATTAGTGACTGATTCTTTTCGATGACCTGTTAAACCTTCCAGGGCATTATAATAATCTTCATAACCTTTCTTTTGAGTGTTTAAATATGTTTCAAAATCTTTTATTCTTTTTTCATATGCTTTTTGAGCTTTCTCTTTATCTGCTTCTGACATTTCAGGATCTAACAATGATTGCTTAGTTTGTTCCAATTTTATCATTGCTTCCTGATTCTGCTTTCGCAATTGCCCCAACCTTTCTGTGTCGGTAATTCGACCAGTCATTTCCTTAGTTGGGGTGATATTAAATAATTTAGCTAATTTATTAGCAAGTATGGATGTTACTGGATTAATTTGAATTAATTTTGACAATAATTTAGCAGAACCATCAATATGTTTTAACCACCCTGGGGACATGTCAAAAAAGGCTCTTGATTTCTCACCAAGGGAAACTTCACTGTCTCCCAATTTATCAATAAAAGTAGACATTGTACCCAACTCAGATGTAATCCCATCTAATACACCTGATGCTGGGGATTCCACCACTTTACCAAGTGTATTGAGTAATTGGTCCCAAGAGTCACCTAAATTTGATATTTTCCCAGTTAATGTTTCACTTTGGGCATCCATTAAATTAAAGAACATACCTCCTGTGCCCGTTAATTTATTTATTACATCATCCAAATCTGAGAAACTAATTTTACCCTCAGATGCCATTTTATATATAGCACTATCTGCGACACCATATTTCTTTGCTAATTCAGAAACCAAAGGAATACCACGTTCAAGAAACAAATTCATTTCTTCTGCCTGTATCTTTCCTTTAGCCTTTACTTTTCCATAAATAGCAACTAAATCATTTAATGGCGCTCCAGTTCCAGCAGCTAAATCACCAATTTTTCTAAGTGTTGATGTAATTTCAGTGGCCGGTGTTTGGAAGGCTAATAATTGTTTTGCCCCTTTTCCAACGTCTTGTAATGAATACGGAGTTTTAGCAGCAAACGCAGTAATTTCAGCCATTAAAGCATCAGCTTTTCCTTTACCACCTAACATAGTAGTGAAGGCAACTTCTAATTGTTGAAATTCACCACGTGTAGTGATTATTGCTTTACCAAACTCAAGGAGTTGTTGGGCTCCAAAGTAAGTAGCAATACCAGTTCCTATCCGTCTAAAGGTGGAATCCATCATTGCTCCTTGCTTTTGTGTATTAGCAGCTAAAGCATTGACCTGACTATTCATTTTCCGCAGGTCATTCTCAAACCCACTATCCACTCCTGAACTAAACCACAAACCAGCCATAATAGACTTAACTTAATATTTGGTTAATTGAATTAATTTGTTCTTCTGCTGTATTCACTGGTAAACTCTGTTTATTTTTACCAGATTTTAAATCTGTTGTTGGTGCATCTAACATTCCTATTATAAACTGAATCCAAGGCATTTTTAAAATGTCTTTAATTGGCATTCCCGTTTGAGACTGATAAGAAAACATCTTTCCTAAGATTGTTCTGCCCCCTTGTATATTGTATTGTCCAATTTCTTTATTGAGTTCCAATAACTCAAAAAAAAAGCAGGTTCATCCAATTTTAGAATTGTAAAATATAAATTGAAAATATGAAAATGTCCACATTTTTTTATTTTTTGCATTAATAAAATTCTAAAAAAGAATCCAAACAATCTTTCATTTACTAATGCCGTTACACAATAATTTTGAATATACGGTATGATTGTTTCTTGAATAACACTATCATAAAAGTCCCCCAATTTTGCTTCACCGGGAACAATTTCATTAATTTGTTCTTTAATTTTACACAATTTGATATGTGTATTTACTGTGATGTAATGAAGGTAAAAGGGCATCAGCCCTAATACCTTAAAACCTTTCAACAACTTTTTTTCATTAGTTGCTATATCTGCTAAATCTAATTGTAAACTCATTATGTTGCTATGGTTACAGTGACAGTCCAATCTTGTTTAGTTCCATTTGCTGATTCTACTGAGTAAACAATAGGAGCAGTGAAATTTTGAGCAGCCCCACTTGCTGGAGATATTGAAGCACCTAAACTTACACCAATGACAGGTTCTAAAGCGGTTACAACAGTACCAGTTGCTACAGTAATTGCTACTGTATGAGTAACGGCACTAATTACAGCAGCTCCTGTTTGAGCAGCTAATACAAAAGTTAGAATATCATTAGCTGCTGGGAGCTTTAAGATATTCGTTTTGTATGAACTTTCTGTGATTTTAGTAGGTTGTAAAACAATACCATCCATCTGGTAATAATGTAAATCATCATCCTGGTAGAATGGATAACCATCAAAAGATACACGTGGAAGAGTCACTAACACATTTTGATCTGTCAAAAATCTTATTGATTTTTCAATAGTTTGATTTTCATTTAATGGTGCAGCAAATTCATCAGAATTAGCATCACTTGTAACGGTACCACCTGTAAATTCAGCAATTAAAGATGGAGTGATGTCAGCTAATTGAAAAACACAGGTTTTAGAACCTTTTGTTTTTGGAGCTTCAAGAGTTCCACCAATGATGTTTTTAAATTCGTTTATTGATGCGGCACTACCTGTAAACTTAGCAGTTGCTTCACGCACTCCAATCTGTATTTCAGTCCAATTGGTTCCAACACCACCATCACTGGCAATATCTGCAAACCAAAATTTCTTCATTTTAACACTAGTCTTCATTTTTTATTTTTTTAAATTAAAACTTTAAAATTCATTTTAAGTATGGCATAATGTTGATGGATTTCTTCAACAGCTTCTATATATATTTCACGGCTTTCAATAAAAAAGGAATAGCCTGGTGTTTTAAGAAAAAGTTCAGATAAGGTAAACAATAACACTTCCTTAGCATTGCCGTTGATAAAATCTTGGTAATAAGTATTTCCCATATTGATGTCTAAAAAGAAAATCTTTACAAAAATTGCCCCATCTTGGACAAACTTTGCAGTGGTTCCTGGAATTAAATGAATGACACAATCTTCAAGAACACTATCTGTTGGCCTGGTAACTTTATAAATATCACCAGACAATGCTTTTATAGCAGTAGAATCAATCACTAAAGCTAATTCAGATAATATGGTATTGCTGGTCTTCATCATTTCCCCCATTTATTACTACCTTCAATTTTCCTTTTTAATTTTTCAAACATTTTTTCCATTTCAGAACTTGAAATAAGTTCTGTTTTTTTCAGGACATTTAGGTTGTGATAATTTTCAACATATGTAGCGTATTCCATTCCTGCCACTAAAATTATACCGTATCCTGAACCAACTTCACTCAATAATGAATCCACAAATTCTTTTCCTATTGTGGTTCCATCACTATTGCTTTCTATACCAATATTACCACCAGCTTTATCAAAACCTCTATAAGTGACAACTTTTCCATCCTTTACAACAGCCCCACCAATAGAGCTAACTAAATTAGATGTTTGATTTTCATACCCTTTAGACATTTTGGCATGATTTTGTAATTTAGCAACTAAATATTCCAAATTGTAAATTAAAGCTTTTTCAATATTACCAACCATTCCAAGGATGAATTTATTTACCATCCCTTTGTCTTTCATTTTTAAGGCCATCACACCACTATCTTTAATTGTCCTGATAATACCAAAGTTTCTTTATTTTGAACTTGGAATTTGCCCAAATTTACTCCATTTTTATCCTGTAATTCTATTTCCTTTAATGCAGATAAATCAAACGTTCTAATCAAATAACTATCCACATAAACAGAGTATTGAGCTTGTTTAAATTGCCCATCTGAATACACTCTATACTCACGTGTAACTACATTGGTATTACAAGGAACATAAATAGAATTAACTTTAGTGGCAGGAATGGGGTTTCGATTTGCATCAAAACCACCACCTGTTTCTGTAATAAAAGAGATAAATCCATTGTTAACCATTCCAATTTTCTCCTATAAATCCAATTACACCACCACCACAATACTTAGAATCATCATATTTTCCATAAATTTTATTAGCCCTGTCCATCATCTCACGTTTAATAGATATTGCATTATTTATACCCATTTCTTGCTCAACAATAGATGGACTATCATGTAAATACATTAATACATCAGCTATGGCTAATTCAAAACTTTGGGAAATCCCTATAACCTTGGTATATGTAGTTGATGGTATCAAATCCCGGTCAAGACATATTTTTTCAATAGCCAGAACCGGGATTGGATAAATGTTGGATGATGATAAAGCTTCTGCAATTGTCATAGTTGCTTATTTTACACTATTCCCAAGGAGTTGCATTAACTCTCAAATAAAAATTATCTGCGTACGAATCAATCACACTCATCCCTTTGAATTTCACAATAGTTTTTTCAGTGTCCGGGTCAGATTTGTAAAGACGTTCTACAATGTAGAAATCCTCAGAAACTGAAACCACATCCGGGCGTGAAGATAACATTTTGTATTGAAAAGAACCCACCCTTGTTTCAGAAGTAAATACAACAACTCCGTCAGCAAATGGATTAGCTGTTGTAATGGTTCCATTAACCGCTTCACGGGACACTAATTCATTAATTATCTCAAACCCTAATAAGGGGTTGTTGAAATAAGTTTGTAGCATAGAGTTAACTGATTCCAGTGTTGGTAATCCTTTTAAATTCAAAGCATTTTGAATATAAGTAGCACAATAATTTTGAACCTGGGTATTAGCACGCACATAATTAAACCAAGTATCATTAATTTTCATCTTGGTCAAGATACGGCCATTGGTTCTTGCGGTATCTATTGCTGATTTTACGTCAGCTATAATTAATGCTGCGGGATTAGACCAGGAAGTTGCTACATTATTCTTTTGCCAAGTGGCTACAGGATAGGTTATATTATTTAATGATGATAACTGTGGTGAATTTGCTGCTATAAAAGCAAGATTACACGCACTGGATAGTAAGGCCCAGTTTAGATAATTAGCTTGAGATAAGGCAGCATTTCGCACATATTTTACATCATCCCCTAAAAAAGTAAGGATTTGTTGGTACTGAGCTGGATTAGTAAATTGAGCAGCCATATTTTGAAGGGCATTAAACTCTTCAATCTCTGATTCATCTTTTAACCTACCAACTTTAAATACACCAAATCCACCAGATACAGTTTGCATTCCTGTTCTACTTTTGATTGGGGCACTGGAACCTAATGCAACCGGGTCAGCAGCCACATTAACGCCATAACTTTGATTACCTAATGTTTTCCAAGTATCATTCAAAGTTTGAACGGTTGGAAAATAAGTTTTCCAATTAGATACAGGAGCAGGAACAGCTTTGAAATAGGCATCCATAACCACTTGGTCAATGCCTGATGACATTTTAACAATTCTTTTTGGCATAATTTTACATTTTTAAATTAATAACTTATTTCATTGATGTTTTTCATGTATGCCAAATATAATGGACCAATAACATCACTAAGAACCATAGCTGATTCATAAGCAGGGATTGCTTCCATAATTTTAGAAGCAGCAACAGTAAAAGCTTTTCCAGAAATACATACTGGAATGTATTTAAATGTACTACCATTGATTGTAGCAGCTTTATGTACAAGAATAATATACACGTCATCCCCTTCCACCCAAAAATTAGCAGCAATAACAGCATTAGCCCTTAAAGCCATTCTCATTTTGGCAGCAGATGCAGCTGGTGTATCATTATCAGCAATAGCAACAGTAACGACTTCATCATCAAATAAATCACTGGATACTGTTACAGTGGCATCACCGGGTTCAGTTGTAGTTCCTGCTATGGTTGCTTTGGTTGATTGACCAGGCATAGTAGCAATAACAGCGTCAGAAGTAGTATCCCCTGTAAGGCCTGTGCTTGTTCCAGCAGCATAAGCTATGTTTAATGAGGCATCTACGGCAGCAGCTTCTGCTAATGCTTGATAAATATAAGTACCAGCAGCATTTGCTTCAATAGCTGTATCAACAGTAATATCATCAACGCCATTCGATGTAGTTATGGTTGTGATAGCATAAGCCAATCCACCTTCTTTAGTACATAAAAAATCACCTACTTTAAAATTATGACTACCTGTGGCAACTTTCTTTACAGTAGTGGTTGAACCGGCCAAGCAAACGGCTTGTTTACACACATACCTTTTACCAGAACTTGGGGCAGACAATGGTGTGCCCTGTGGAATTACATTCCCAGCAATCAATGAAGCTAATTCCACACTAGCTCCACCAGGAATATCTCTTGCCATCTCAATATTAACAATATTGATGGAGGTTTGAACATCACTTGTTACTTCAATTTCTTTCATTTCTTGTCTTGTTTTTGTTCAACATTAATTGATTCAAATGCCTTTTTAAAAATTGGAGGCAATTCATTTTCTGGGTCAGGTTTCTTCACATCTATACCAGGAGTGGTAGTATTCAATCCATTTACTTTAGCCTGTTGAATAAAATTAGCTTTCTCAGTCTCAATGCCACTTAAATAGGTATCAAATTCATCGTCTGTTTCAAACTTAGCCATTTGAAAACTTGATTTAATGGGATTAGCAAGATATGACGGTGCACCATCCAGAATTTTATTAAGCTTTTCAGCCCTTGTTGAAGAAATTTTTTCATTTCGCAGTGTACCTAAATCAGCTGAAATTTTAGCATGACTATCCAATATTAACTTGTTTTGTTCCATAATAGCTTTTACATATTCTGGAATTTCTGACTCATCTTTCACTCCTGCCATTTTCTTAGCCTTTTCAGTTTCTGCTTTTTTTCTTTTTTCTTCATCATCTGCCGCCTTCTTTGCAGCTTCTACTTCTGATTTAGTTTTCTTCACTTCATCAGCAGCTATGCCTCTAATATTCCCATCAATGGATTCAATGGCTTTGGATAAATCAATTTTACTTAAAATTTCTTCTGTTAAGATAATTGATTCTAAGCTTTTGGCTAAATCAGCCAATGACCTGTCAGAAACATTAGAATTTTGTTTTCTTTGTTCTTTTAATTTTTGTAAGATTCTTTCGTACATGATATTTCAATTTTAAATTAATAATAGTAAAGCATCTTTTGCTTGTTTATAATAGAATATTTATTGTATTCGTGTAACTAAGTATTAAGATTAAATTTAACACACCTTAAAACCAATGAAATTGATTTATTTTAATTTATTATTTTCAAATGTTCTGGTGTTAACCTTTTTAGGATTATTTTTTATGAAATTTGTGAAATCATCTGGTAATTTATGAACCATATTAACACTTTTTTTCAATGGTTCTTTGCCTTCCAAGATTAAATCAGTATCTTCATCAATTTCTTCTTCAGTCTTTAAAACATTATAAGAAGTACATTTACAATTCACATGCCATTTATAAGTCCAATCGAAATTCTTTGGATACACTCCTTGTAAAGCGGTACAATTAACTCCGCCTTTATCTTCAAGCCCAGAATGTTGAGGACTGACTTTAATTTCAACGCCAACAATAAAATCTAATTGTTTTCTTTTTTCAAACTGACTGCCTTCATAACTAAAATTAGTTTCATTGGCCGTTAATCTTAACGCATTCTTATATGAACTTCTGTATTTACCGCGTCCTGGATTATATGACTGGGCTGCTTTACTCAATCTTAACTGACCCTTAGCATTTCTAACACGTCTGAATAGCTTATTGGTATCATTTAAATATCCTTTTATTCTGGAAGCTATTTTAGATGCTGATGTACCCTGACCAATCTCTAATTCCAATGATAATTCTAATTCTTGTCTAAATTGTTTGGTATTATTCCAAATCCTGTCAGATAAACCTAATCCATCAATCTTTCGTTTTATGAAATTATCCAAAACACCTGAATTAGTGGATAAATATAATTTTCTATAATCATCAGGCAATTTATCCAAGTTATTCCCCAATACAGACTTAACTAAATCAGCATTTTTTTCATTTGCCAAATCCCATTCAGCATTAATACCATTAATAGTTATCAAATTAACCTCATTATATAAATTATCCATTAATTTTGAAACCTTTTTATCAATGCTTGGATAATTCTTAAAATAAAATTCTGAATTAGGATCAAATGATATTGTTGAACCCAACTTTGCCACTTCATTGATTATAGAAAGATAAGCTTGCCGCACTTTGTCAAGATAACCTTTTACATTCTTTGAATGCGTAGAATCATATTTCTTAGGATTAAACGCCATTACATTACACTGTTAGAACTCATTTGTTGTTCTTCTTGAATTAAAGCTACTTCCTGGGGAACATCTTCTACTTCATTTAACAAACGCACTTTTGTTTCAATACTCATACTATCCCCAGCCAAACTGACATATTCTCCAACTTCTTTTTTGGATTTAACAGAATATGGATTTATCTTAGTAGTAACACGAATCAAGTCTAAATCAGCAGCCATACTGGGGAACATAATTTTAAGAAATGATTTAACTATCAACATTTCTTCATAAAAGAACTTTTCCCATTCCCCACCTAAATCATGCGCTTTCGCTTTGGCATCAGAAAATAATAATTCTTTGTTTTCAGCAGAAGTGTTGGAATTAATCAGATTTGCAAATGATATATCTGGCATTTGTACTTGCTCAAAAAAACTATTTCGTAACCTGGCATATCGTGCTGTTACGGCTGTGACAGCCCCTTCCCAAGTGACATCGCTCATAGTGCCCCCTTTACCAACAACTATAATTTTTCTGGTATCATTTGATTTCTCAGTTACGGTGGCTTTCTCAGTCCCTGCTGTATCCCCATAATCCAATACAAAAGTTGGCAAAGAATTTCTTTTAATATACATCCCTTGGTAAGATTCCATTTCTTCCAGTTGTTCCACTAATACAGTGCCTGACTCACCGCCCCAAACTGGTTGTTTAATATAAGCATACAATACTGGAAAGAACTCCAACTCTTTAGTCACCATAGTGTTTAACGTCCATGATTCCAATTTATCGTAACGTTTGAACATTGGTTTTGTGGTTGATGTTTGATTCACATATATATCCATATGTTCTACATCTTCTGTATCCTTATACCAAATAGTAACCACCAAAATATACCCATCTGGGTCTGTTTGAGCCCAGATTTTATAACCATCTTGCTCTGAATAAGAACGATGTATTAATTTAAATGATGAAGTAACATCTTCAACAATGGTAGGTATGTCAAGTATTTTCCAAATAGTAACCACTTGACACGTGGCATTTAACATCTTAGCTCTTTCCATGTTATCAGAAGTATCTATGTGGTTATCCGTCACATAGATTTGTTCTATTAAATCAACCGCTTTCTTTTGACTTTCTGAAGTTACATCATATTTATATGACCTAGTAACAGGAGAAGAAAACATTGCTTGAGAAATTCTTGAAACAGCTAATTCTTGTAAAGCTAAAGAAGTACGTTTAAAATCATCAACGTTATCTTCATTAACTTTTTTTGGGTATAAAGCTTCATTCCATATATTATGTTTCATTGGGTCAAACTGCTTTACCAAATCACTCCATTTTGGGAATGAGAATGAAGATACCTGTAATTTTGTTATTAATGCATCAACTGGCCCAAGAAATAGTTCTTGTAATTTCTCAATAGTCATAACAGATTACTTTTTAGGATTGGTACGTTTAATTTTTGGTTTGGATTCTTCAATTTCTTCTTCAATTTCTGTTTTTGAATCATCAATTTCTTCTTCAATTTCTTCTTCAATTTCTTCTTCAATTTCTTCTTCAATTTCTTCTTCAATTTCTTCACTAGTATTAATTTTGAAAGCTTTGAGTTCATCCTGAGTAGCCGGTTTGAGTGCATCTTCAATCAAAGTTAATTCTGATTCTAATACAGCACAGTCATTTTCCAAATAATAAGTAACCTTATTGTTGGAAAAATTCTTTTGTGTTACTTTTATAGAGTGTTCTTTACCCTTATATAACACTTTGTCATCGATGTTGAATTTTGTCATTTTATTGTTATTTAAATTAAACATATTTTAATGCTTGATTATATATTTGTTGTTTCACTAATGGATTACTTATTTTAAAGTACATTCTCATGATAAAGTTATCCAACCAATCTGGGGAATGTCCTATATTTTGTTTAATCTTAGCTTTTGGAAGTAATCTTAATTTACCATCTTTATCAGCATCATAAGTCTTTAATTGAGCTAATTCTTGTTCAATCATTTCTTTATCAGCTTCACTAATATCAGCTGTAAAACTAATTTGTTTTATACATTCAGCCAACATATAACCACACTCATCCTTCAATGAATTATAAGCTTTATTAAATGGTTTGCCATTATTTGTAAATCCAATTATACCACAATTATCAACAACCCCACCACCAACTCCATCTTCATCAGCTATACACCTACTGGCCGGGATGGAATGTTTAACTCTTAATGAGTTAATACAATTTTGTATATCCGTTGTTTTAGATATATCAAAAGAATATACTTCATATACCATCATACCATACCAAACCATTATACGTGCTCTATCACTTCCAAAGCGTGCCACATCACAAGTAATACACTTATCTTGATGATTCATGATTACATGGATATTAGTCCAAATATTCATAATATCTTCATAAGATATTAAAGAAGTTGGGTCATCATCATAATCAAAATTACCATTTAATAATCGTTCCCTGGTTGATTTATCTTTTATGTTATTTAAATTTTCAATGTAAGCTTCATCCAGATATGGATTGTCCCCAGATACAGCTTTAATGAACTTAGTACATTTGTCTAAAGTCCCATTCTTATATGGTCTATAAAACATCGTATCCACCCAATTTTTTCTTGGGTTGAAGGTAACTAATATCTTTCCTAACATTCCATAATCCGTATTATTCCACCTATTAACACGTGTTTTTAATATTTCAAACGCTTGTGGATGAACTTGACCTGCTTCTTCAATCCATCCGCCTGTATATTCCAAACTCCCAAATCTCTCATACAATGGGTCTTTATTTGGTTGAAATGATAAATCAAGAAAGTCTATTGTGGAACCAGAATCAAAATAAATATGATTATCATTGTATCTCCAATTGTTTAAGTTAAGTATTTTGGATAATTTTCTAAACGTATATAATACAGATTCACGGGTTTCCGTCAAACTATCACGTCCAATAAACCATCTTGATTCTGGTAAAACTGTACTACACACTGATTGCCAATAACATCCTAATATAGTTTTTCCACCACCTGCTGCTCCACCATACCCTAACCATTTAGTTACATTATCAGTTAGTAAATTAAGTGCTAAAGTTTGCTTATTCGTCAGCTCCATTGTCTTTAATCAAATCATCTAATTTATCCAAACCAAAAGCTTTCCTAATATCAGATACATTCCCAGATAACACTTTCATGGTTCCTTTAGCATTAACATCAAATTTATCTGGTTCGTTGTATCCCATCAATTTATCTATTCTTTCAAGTGCTTGAAGTTTTGGATATAATTTAACACGAACAAACTCAACCTTTGCTGGTAAACGTGATTTAAGTATGGTGATTGTTTTATGTTCTATACTTTCTACAGCATCTAATACATGTTTGTCTTCTTTCTTGATTTTATCCCAATCTTTTAATTCAATCCAAGTGTTATGAAATTTTGCCATGCTTGAATAAGCTACCTTTATATATTCTTGTATTTGACGGGCTTTTGAAACCCCACATAATAACTCATAATCTGACTTGATGTGTTGTATATACTGAGAAATATAAACTTTTTTTAATGTTACGCAGGCAATTTGTCCAGCGGTGTATTTGTTATAACCAGCAATTTTT